GAAACTGACCCTCGACAAGGCGATTAAGGAGTGGGCAAGCTAGGGCAACGACTTATGCCCGATGGCCAGGAACTACAAGCGCGACAGCAGCGGCAGGTTTTCGTCGACAGGTGGCGGCAAGGCCAAAGGTGGCGCCAAATCAGCGCCCAAGACCACCAGCGCCCGCGGTCGTGCATTGGCCAATGAGCGCAAGGCCACCAAGGCCGTGAAGGCTGCCACCAAGTCCGGTGCCGTCGGACGCAAGGAGGCCAAGTCGCAGTTGGTGGCCCAGCGTGCGCGTGAGTTCTACCAACGCACCGGCACCGGCACCAAGCGCAGCAAGGCCAGCGGTTCTGGTGTCAGCAAGGCAGCAGCCAACCTCAACAGCAAAGGCACTGCCAAGTCGTCGAAGCCGTCGAAGATGAGCAAGGCCCCGACCAATGCCGCAAAGCAGGCTTACAAGTCCGCCCGCAGTGAGGTGCGTGAACTGAAGATGTACCGTGCCGGCAAGACCGATAAGGTCGTCAAGGCCGCAGAAGCCAAGGTGAAGCGGCTGGAGAAGTCGCGCGGCCTGTCCAAGACCCGTAAGTCCCGCAAATGACCGTCACCGTTGATGCCACGATCGGCGGCGTTGCAGCCAATTCGTACCTCACGGTCGCTGATGCTGATGCCATCGCGGAATACCGTCTTGGGACGCTGGCATGGTCCACGGCCACGACCGACGATAAGGGCCGGGCATTGATCCAGGCGACGGCATACCTCGATCAGCTCGGTTACATCGGCAGCAAGGTCACCACCACGCAGGCGCTCCTCTGGCCTCGGTCTGATGCCGCCTGCGGGGAATGGTCCTACACCAGTCTGGTGATCCCCGGGCCGGTCAAGACCGCCACGTTCGACCTGGCCAATGAGCTGCTCACGACCCCGACCCTGCTGACCGTCGGTAATGCCAGCCTCAATGAGCTGATCCCCGGGATCCCCAATGCTGACCTGAAGTCAGCCTCGATCGATGTGCTGAGCGTTGAGTTTCGCGGTGGTGGTGCCCCCATCGTTCGCAACTGCCTCACTGCCCTCCCGTCCCTCGTTGGCATCCTCGGCTGCCTCACGACAAGCACAGCACAAACGGGCAGCGGTACAATCCGGGCAGTGCGCTCGTGACGGTTGCAGCTGCAGCTCCTCGAACCTGAGCCAGCAGCACCGCAACGGCGCCGCAGGACTCAAGGCCACCTCGCGGAACCGCTGAGCCCAGCGGAACGCAAGCGCTGCGGTGAGATGTACGTCGAGCACATCGCCCTGGTCAAGGCCTTCGGCCGCCGTTACGTCAACCGCTACCGGCACATGCGGGCGGAGGACGTGTTCTCGTGCATTGACTTTGCCTTCATCAAGGCGTGCCGGGCGTGGGATCCTGCCCGGGGTCGATTCTCGACGATCTTTGCCCGCCTGATCGAGGGTGAATGCTCCCACTGGCGGCGGGACCACGGCTATGGCATCAGGTCGACCGATGCGTGTCAGCACCTCGGCAACCTCGCCAGGCGGTTGATGGGTGAAGGGCTGACCTTGAGGCAAGCGCGAGACCAGATGAGAGGCGAACTGCTCGCCGCTGGCCTCAGTGCCCGCGGCAGCCGCGACTCAGAGGTGGGCATCCTCGCCCGTACCGTCATCGCCGCACGGGACCGCCTTAAGGCCAGCTTGCCGGTATGGGGTGAGCGGCCAACGGTTGAGGCGGCGATTGATGAGGTCGAGGACCAACTGGTCGCGGCGGTGCTCAGGGAAGCGCTACGGGCCACTGAGGGCCTCGCCCATGACGTGTTGGGCTTTGACCTTCATGCTGACTCACGGCCGACCCCATGGGAGGTGCTGACCGATTGAGGGCAAGCTAGGTCAGTTCTGGATCCTTTGCCGTGGGCTTCTTCGTCGCCTATGACTACCGGCTCTGGGTGAAGCTGGGCACTACGGCCAGCGCCATCCCGACCAGCCGGTCCACGATGACCGAAATCATCAACATCGACAATGTTGGCGTCACCTCCAACTCTGACACCGTCAACGCGATTGACTATGCCAGTGAGGCTGGCTTTGCCAAGCAGCTGGTGTCGGGCAACTCGTGGTCGATGCCGTTTGGCATGAACATGGACATCACCTCGTCCGGCTACAAGCTGATGGAGCGGGCATTCCTGGAGTCCGCCAACGGTGCGTGCCTGCAGATCTGGCGTGAATCGCCGGTCACCGATGGCAGCGGCGACGATCCGGAGATTCTCGCGGCGGTCGTGCAGGTCTCGGGCCTGTCGGAAGACATTCAGGCCGGCAACGTGGCCAAGGTGTCGGGTACCCTCAACGGCTATGGCGTCTACTACAAGTACCAGCAGGGCAACTCGATTGCGACGCTGACCGTTACCAATGGCGGCCTTGGCCTGGCGGCTGCTGCCTCGGCGGTGCCGCTGGTGCCGGTGACACCAAAGGCCGGCCAAGCGTCGGGCCGCGGGGCAACAGCGACCACGACCGTCAATGGTTCGGGCGTGATCCAGACCGTCACGATCGTCTCTGGTGGCAACAACTTCGTGGTGGGCGATACGCTGACCATCGACGATGCGTCGGTGTTCAGCTCGGGCGATACGGCGCCGGTCCTGACGGTCGCTACGGTCTCCTGACCTTAGGCCCGCGGTGGCTTGTTGGGAGCACCTGCAAGCCGCCGCCAATTCGTGGCAAAGAACCGATCGAGGGGGTGATCCGTGAAGACGGGTTTGATCCAATCCCGGCCCGGATAGCGCTTGCCTCGCACACCGGTAAGGATGTAACCAGCATAGTTGACGCCCGTACCTCTGCCGCCCCATGTGTAGGTCAGCCTCAGGCTTAGCGGGGCCTCCTGCCGTCGGAACTGCGAGCTAAGGAAATCGCCCGTGTCGACAATATCTCGTGGGCTGGTGACAATATTGCCATTACGCCGACGGGTCGCGATTGGCGGCCAGCTGAACTGTGCCGCCTTGATCTCCTCCTTAAACGCCGGGAAGATCACCGAGTCATAGGCTCGCAGGATCTCGGCACTACGGGCAATGAACCGCGACGGATCCATGTTGCCCGGGTTGAATGTCGTGGTGACCGTCAGGTTCATGCCTGCTGCCGATAGCGCACAATCTGTAGCTTGTCGCCCAGCACCTGCTGCAACGTCGAACCGATCAGGCCGGTGGTGCCATACGGTCCACGGGCTTCCTGCACCACGCAACGGGCCGGAGTCTGCCCATCAAACGTCAGCGTCCCTAGCGTGCCCGGCACCACCCTGGCATCGAGTGCCTGCGGTGCCACGGCATAGCCTGAGAACGTATCACCGGCCACGTTGACACCAGCGAGGTCCGTGATCGCGGGTGAACCTTGCCGCAGGTAACACGTCACCGTAACGGTCTCGGTGCGAGGCAGGACATTACCGGTGAAGGGATCGACAACGGTGCCGGTCGTTGCTACGTCAAAGGTGACGGAAGCATTCGCGACGGCGGCAAGAGCTGAGGTCATGCCATAGGTTGCCGGCAAGCTAGGCCATGGCAGACTCCCTCGGTGAGGTCCTACTCGGCATCAAGGTCGACTGGGCCGGTGCCCAACAGGCCCTGAAGAGCTTTGCGTCTCAAGCGCAACGGGCCGGCAACCAGGCCGCTGATGCTTTCAGTGCACTGGATCAACGGCTAGGGGTTACGACCACGCTCGTCAGTGGCCTCGCAGGCGCATTCGGCACGCTGGCCCTCGGTGAGTTCCTGCGGCAATCGGTGCAGGCTGCCGTCGAACTGGAGACCATCACCCGCAAGCTGAGCAACAGCCTTGGCCCGCAGGGTGCCGCCGGTGCGCTCAACTTCACCCGTGGTCTTGCGGATCAGCTCGGCCTCTCATTCAAGACCCTCTCCTCCACCTTCGCCAGCTTCACCGCTGCCGCAACGGCCGCTGGTGTGCCGATCGAGCAGCAAAAGGCCCTGTTTGCCGCGGTGTCCAAGGCTGCCCAGTCCCTTGGCCTCAGCAATGACGAGCTGTCCGGGTCGCTGCTGGCCCTGCAGCAGGTCGCGTCAAAAGGCACCGTCCAGATGGAGGAGCTGCGCGGGCAGCTTGGGGAACGGCTGCCGATCGCGTTTGCTGCTGCTGCCAAAGGCCTCGGGCTGACTCAGCAGCAGCTGATCAAGCTGGTTGAGACCGGCAAGCTCACCTCGGCCGAGTTCTTCCCGGCACTGACCAAAGGCCTCAACGAACTGACTGCATCGGCTGGCGGTGCGCCAACTGCTGCGCAGAACTTCCAGCAGTTCGCCAATGCCTTGGACGAGCTGAAAACCTCTGTAGGAGAAGAACTGCTGCCCACCGTGGTTGAGGCCACTAAGGTGCTAACCGGCTTCGTGAAAGGAGTCGGGATTGCCCTGGCCGCCAGCAAGGTCGGCATCAATAACGGAACCGGCATCTTTGCTGGATTCACGCAGGCGCTGGGGTTTATCCCTGACCAGGCCGCTGACGCTGTCGTGGCCATCCGCAACGTCCAGCAACAGTTCGATCTAACCGACAAGCAGGCGCGGGCATTGTTCACCGATGCGGCCAAGAATGCCGGCGGCACCGTCAACGCATTCGGTCAACTGCAACTGTCGGCTGAGCAGTTCAGCAAGGTCTTAGAGCAGCTGCCTCAGCTCGCGCAGCAGTTCCGCGACAAGTACCCCGACACCACCGCTGATCTACAGGCCCAAAACGCTGCCGCCGACAAGCTGAACAAAGCTCAGAAGGCCAGCATCAACAGCATTGACAACCTCAACGCCAAACTGAAGGCGCAACGGGCTGAGCTGAATGGCGTCGAGGTTGGATCCTTTCGATTTCAGGAGCTGACGGGTCAGATCCGCACCACCGAAGAGGCCCTGCAGGCTGCCACCGATGCCGCAAAGGGCACCTCTGCTGCCGTTGCCGAAATCCGGCCCGATACCTTCAACGTCGACACCCAGTCCGCTGCCCTCAAGCTCAACCAAGCACGCCTCGACCTGGCCGGCCAGATCGCACAGGCCGAAACCGACCTAGCCAATGCCAAGCTCCGCACCGAAGAGGCGCTGCTGAACGCACAGGAGAAGCGGGCCCTACAGGGCGTCACCAACGACCGCACCCGGGCCGCCATCCAGGAGCAGTTCCAGCTCAAGCGTGATGAGCTCGAACGCCGGAGCTTTGAGCTGAAGGCTCGGGCATTGGCTGCTGAGAATGCCGCGCAGGTCAAGGCCCTAGAGCTTGAATCCAAGCTGACGGAACTTGCCGCCCGTCGTGGTGTCATCGCTGCTCAAGCGCAGCTGTCCCAGGCACAGGCGAAAGGCAGTCAAGGCGAAGTGCAGGCCGCCCAGCAGGCCCTATCGCTCGCCCAGCAGGAATACGCCATCGCCCGCGAGATCAGCGCCGAGAAGATCGCCGGCACCAAGCAGCTATTCGAGCTTCGTCGGCAGCAGCTTGAGCAGGAGCGCCGGGCCGCCGCCGCCGATGACCTGCCACTGCCGCAGGTGCAGCAGCAGCCCGGCTTCCGCGCCTTCCTGGATTCCATCCAGATTGACCCGGCACCAATCCAGGAGAACAGCAAGGCATCCTTGACCGCTGCCGAAAACATCAGCAACAGCAACACCGCCCTAGTCGATCGGATCGGCAACCTTGAACAGTCCATTGGTGGCCTCGTCGAGAAGGACTGGACCGTTCAGGTCAACGTCACCAACGAAGCCGGTGGGGCTGCCACCGTGAACACCGTCAATAGCCTCCAATGACCGTCACCATCGGCGCTTTCTCCTGCACCCACCTCACCGCTCAGCCGTTCGGCTACGAAGGCGACGCACGGCAAGGTCTTACCTCGCGCTTCTGGTCCATCTCTGGCCTCCTCACCAAAGCCCAGTGGACTGCCCTCCTCAGCGTCTACGACACCTGGCGGGATGCTCGAATCCAGGATCAGGACACCGCCCTATCCGGCACCATCGGCACCACCGTCAGTCTCACCGCTGATGGTTTCGGACAGTCGTGGTCGTCAGTCGCGTGCTGGTTCGTGTCAGCCCCTGCCGGTGAGCAGCTCGGCGCCTACGTTCAGGCATCCTTCACCCTCGTCGATGCCACGCAGGCCCTGGCGGTGCTGCTACGGGAGCAGGAGAAGGGCCGGCAATCGGAGGAGGCCAGCAGGCCCG